ATGCATAGGGGGGGGTATCAATCGCGAGACCCCCCCCTACCCTTAAATAGTTTTTAGTCTACAGATAGGTTAACAGATTGACTTCTATCTATAAAGTTTCCTTCTTCTACTTTTACATACAATCCAGTAATATTGTACATCACAATTTCGTCTATGGCTTCATTTATGGCGGCGGTCTCATCATTTTCACTTAAATCATCAGGAACTTTTGCAATTCTTGCTAAGTAAGCAAGCGTATTGTAATTGTTACGGAGATCATAACTTAACCATAGATCGTACTGTGTAAAAGGATTAAAAGGATTATCTAATGTAGTTAACATATACCTTTTAATTGTATTACTATGTTGTACTACATCATCTACATTACTGTTATTGTTCATAGTATACACCCTATTCCTTAAGAGCTAGGTCTAATGTAGATAGTGATACTCCTAGTGCATCAGCTACTTCTTTCCTAGTATAGCCAGTTCTCAACATAGTCTGAGCTCTTACTATCTTAGGAGAGGACATTAATCTCTGAGTACGGGGCATTGCTCTTTGTTTGAGAGCCGCGGTATCGGTATTTAAAAGTATCTTTTCTAAGGCGGTGGGGCTTATAGCCCCGGCCTGTATGGCGTGCCACTCCCTATCCGTTATCTCCACCTGTACTCTCTTAGCACCAACTCTAGCACGTGCTTCTTCTAAAGACCGGAACTTAACTGTACGTAGTTCATCTGCATCCATATCGGGGCGTGCTTTCTTTCTCTGTGCTACCAGCTTATTAGCTAACAGTATGGCTTTTCTTTCAAGTGGTTTGTTTCTATAGACAGCCCGTACCTTATTAGCAAGAGACTCTACTTCTTTAGCATAGGTTCTTCTAGCAGAGCTAGACCATGGTATAGCTTTAGTTTCTATCATAGTCTTTCTTGCTCTATTAGCTAAACCCTTTAAAGAATTAGCATGCTTAGCATAGATGCCTTCCATTACTGTACCTGATGATAATGCAAAAGCATCAGCTTCTTCTGCTATACGTGTAGACTTGGTCATTCTTTTAACTAGCTTACCTGCTTTATTAATGTAAGTCTCACCAGTCTTAGTATAGAGCTTGGCCCCTGTGTCAGGATCTATATACAGCTTTCTCGTCTTTCCTGTTTTAGGGTCTTTTACATAAGCACCCTCAACTCTATGATCTACACGAACAGGAGATTTAGCTCTAGAAATTATTGTTGATGCTCCACCTCTAGGACCGCCTTGATACTTTTCTTTTAAACTACTAATACCATTATCTTTATACGATTGAAGATAATTTAACTCATGCTTTTCTGCATCAATTACTACCATTGAATGTCTTACAGCACGAGCAATCTCATCATGACTAGCACCCTTAATAGTCATGTCTGTAATAAGATTAGAAATATCACCCATTTTTTGATCTTTGTTTTTCATTACTTTCATACCTGGAAATTTAGGATATGAAGTAATTGGATCAAAATCTGCAACACCTTTTAAAGGTCCAGAAATTTTAAGTCTTTGATTTTTTGTAGGAATCGCTAAAACAGTATCTCCATCAAAGTCTGCACCTGATAAACGCTTTGCCACATTGGGATGAATTCCTATAGCATCTTGAGCTTGATTACCTATTACTCTTACACCTTCTCTAACTCTATTATTAACTTTTACTACGGGTATCTCAAAGGTTCCCCCGTGAGGGTGCCTTATCAAAACTAATTCTTCTCCATTATTATAACCTGGAGCATAGACTTCGTTTTCTTTAATAGATGTTAGGGGAAGTAAAACTTTATTATTTTGACGAGGTAAAGCAGCAGCCTTCAAATGAACTGCTGCAGCATCTGCATCATCAGCAAATGACTGTAATAAAACTTTTCTAACACTAGGATTCGTAAGTTTCATTATTTCGTCAAATTCTTCTTCTTTGATCTTATATGCCAATCCTAATTGCTTTTTAGCAAGGGCGGGGGTTTGTTTTGAAAGTACCTGGGATGATAGATTTCTACTCCACTCTCCCCAAGAGCCTTCTTCTCCTGCGCCTTCTTTTACACCAACCATATTTATAGCAGACAGGTGTTTTTTGCCGTTAGCATCAACATAATACGTTTGACGAATAGCTGAAGTAAATGGATTTTCCTGATCTATCTCTCCTGTTCTTTTATCAATTTTCATTGGTTTATAAACGTCAAAAGGATCAGTTCCAGAAGCTTTTTTCGTATTATATATTATATCAACACCAGGAGGCATATCTTTTCCATAAACAGCCATTCCTTTCATATAATGAGTATCGTTAACACCTATTCGAACTTGAGCATAACGATTATCACCTAAAGAAATATCTGCTACACCTTCTCTAAGTTCTATAACACCATCTTTAGCTGATCCACCTTCATCACCGTAACGAATCATTATACGCTTTCCATCAACAGACATAGGAAAGACTACAGAAGTATAAGTATGTCCACCATCTTCAGAATAATGTTTCCACGGAACACCTATATCTGCACGATTTCTATATACATCTGCATATTCCATACCAGGTGGAGCAAGTACTTTTATGCTTGTATATTTACCAGTACCGGGCTGCAGTTCTTGTAAATAGTAAACTTTGTATCCTTGGTCCATTAACACTCGTACTGATGTATCCATCTTAGTTCTAGTAATTCCTAAATGAGTTTCTACACCTTTACCTATATCAATAGGACCTTGAGTTTCTACAGCATCACGAAGAACATTAGCTGTATTTTCTATAACTAATGTCTTCTCCAAAAGATGTGGATCTAAAAGAGAACGAATAGAGGATTCATTCCTTCCCATCCGTTCTCCAATAGCTGTATCTGACCAACCTTTTTCTTTAAGCCTCATAGCAAACGCAGCATCTGCAGCACGTTGACGATTCTTTTCAATTGAGTGCCGTTCTCTAAATTGCTTTGTAGTCATATCAAAGCCTTTAGCTATCTCTGCATCTGTAAAACCTTCTTTTCTCATATCAGCAACTAGAGATAGAAAATCTCCTCTACGTTGATATGGGTCTTTACCAGATCCCCAAGGATATCTTCCTGAACGGCGAAGAATCCCGTAATGCTTTAAAAAGGTTGCCATGGATTCTCCTCCTCTTTTTTAAGTTCTTCTATTCGCTTATCGAAAAATATAATCTTCTCCATGATCATTTTAATATGAGCTGCTTCTGGATTATGAATAACAATATTACTAGATTGATATACTCTTAATTCTATATCTATTGTTGTTGGTTTAACTTCATATTCCAAACAAAATAAAGCAGCATATATTTCTAACTGAGTCATCTTCACATGAATTGTCCCAGTTTTAAGATCATGAATTCTTAGAAAGTTGTTTCTAAAAGAAATAGCATCTGCTGTTCCAAAAGCATTCATAGAATAAAACAAAACCACTTCAGTCATCATTCTAAAACCGATAGCATCATTTACAAATTGATTTATCGATTTTTTATTAGAAGGAAGTTTAACTCCCAGCCTAATACAATTAGACGCTAAAGCATGTAAAAGCGTTCCTCTTTTCACAGCTAGATTTTTTAAATATACATCAACTAATTTTTCCTCTGTATAATTTATCCAATGGGCTTTTGAAGGACTTAGAAAAGCGTGTTGATTAATAAGGTTGTAATGCTTCTGCCAATTCATCTAAAACCTCTTCTTCATTCTCAGGATATACAAAACTTCCATAAGCTCTAAGATCACATTCAACTATCCAATGAACTTGATTCGGACCTTTATAAGCATTTTTACTTCTCTTAACTTCAAGAGCTGCCCATTTTCTTCCGTTAAGAATTATTAAATCTGGAAATCCTTGAATATATCCAGGATCGGTTTTTATAATTATACAATCTGGAAATAGATTTTTAATTTTCTTAATCAATTTGGATTGAAATTGGCTTTCTAGTAACATTTTCTCTCCTTTCAAAGAAAAAAAGAAAGAGAGTGGTTTAGAGTCACTCTCCTTCTATTATAGCATGTGTTTATAGCGCGACTGATTAAAATTCTTTTTAGTTAAAAGAACTTTATTAATTTCCTTATCTATCCATGAAGCTGACATTATTTTATAGTAAAACAATTTTGCAAACGGCGTATTCAATCTATCTATACGACCAGCTGCTTGAGTCATGATTCGATAAGAATAATTTAAAGAGTAGAAAGCCACAGCATTAGTTTCAATACAGTTCCAGCCTTCACTACCAGAAAGATACTGAACTAAATATACCCATCGATCTGTTTCTGGAATTGCTTCATGTTTATGACCATTGTATTCTGCAACTGTAACAAACGATTTCAACTCTCGCAACAGTTCCAGCTCATAGTTGAAATTATAAAAGACTATAAGCTTACTATGCTTCTCTACTAGCATTTCTATTTTAGCAAATCTACTAGGATCAGAGTTGACTACTTTTCTCATAGTAAGAAAATACTCTGTTATGTCTCTTATAGGTTTGTTTGTATATGGATTCCATCGTTTCTTCTGTACTATACTAAATTTATCTTTGTCAAAATCTGCATAAATATTATCATATATAGCTATTGCAGGTTTCTTATAATCCATCATAATAAGAATGTCAGATTTTATCTTTTCCAATCTATCAGTATCAACATATCTACTAATTTTTGGAAATTTAGTAAAAGGACTAAAAACGACATGGCGCCTGAGAAATTGACTTCTATTTTTATAGAAACCATTCGCAATGAAGACAGGAACATAATCCATCCAGGTGTCACCTGGAGTAGCAGTTAACAATATCCAATCATTCTTAGATGTTATCTTCAAAAACGATTTTACCCAGGCGCCAGATCCAACTACTCTCTGCTCGTCGAATATAACAAACGAATCAGTTACATCTATATACTTTTTAATGTTATTCCAGGAGTCTACAACAAGCTCTAAAAAACCTAAAGATTTTGCTTCTCTTTCCCAATCTCCAGTATCTCTTTTCTTTGCTGTAGTAATTACATATACCTTGCTCCATGGAGGATGTGAAGATTTAACATAAGCCAAAGCCGTTAACGATTTACCAGAACCGACTCCACCACATAAGATGCAGCCGGTCTTCAACTGGCCTACAGCTTTTTTCTGATAATCAAAAAGCTTACTCGTCATAAGGCGGCTCTTCTAAATTATCAAGAGCAGCATCAGGAACGTTGGTATATTTTTCTTCGAACCTATCAGTTCGAATAACAACATACATACTTTTAATATACGCCTTAACACCTTTCTTATCATTAACGTTCCAGTTGTAAGGACGAATAATTAAATCCACAGTTTCAATATCAGCATAATCTAAAACATTTACTGAACCTTCATCTAGATAGGTTCTAGTGTCTCCCCCATCACTTCTGTTTTTAATTAACATAATCTTTGGGGGATAATTTGTATATGCAACAGCAACCTGTAAATATGGTTGAGGTGGATCTTCTGCTTCTAGTGGATCTAAATATTTTATATTCCAACCGTCTTTCGCAAGAGTTTTCGCAAGATCGTCATCCAAGAAAACACAGAAATTTCTACTCCCTGCTGGATTAAATCTTCCTTGCTTTCCTGAAAAATTACGAAAACCTATACGAGCATTTTCAATTTCTATAAGACTTTTTACTTCAGGCATTTTATTCTCCTTTCAAGAATTCTTCTAAAATGTCTAATATGTTCTGAAACCAAACAGGATATACGTTCTCTGGCGGAATATGATACCTATGAGGATAGGTAACATAGTGGGGATACGGATATGGATAATATACAGTTACAGGCGGATTCACATCCGCTGTAGGTTGCACTGTAGGAACAGGATATGCCTGAGCTGTCTGTACATCTCCGTTAATCCATGAAGGATATTTTAATTTCAAATCAACATCACTTTCAAATGGTTGATAAATTAAAATTATCAAAGCCACAAAAACGATCACCATTGTCATGAGTTTTAACGCGTGCCTATCATTCATTTTTACCTCCTTTCAATTTACAAATGTTTCAAAATCAACGTACTCCGAAATATGATCTACCGCACTATCTACTAACTTTCTAAAATATTCTATATCAATATCATTCTCCTTTCCTAATTCTTGTACAAGGCTGGATTCCATCCAGCGCCAACCCTTAGTACCCGAAGCAGCGTAATATTTCCCGTCCTTTTCTCGTAGCAAAATACCTCCACCACTACCAGAGACAACCGGGACGAAAGAACCAGCTCGTCCAACAAAGTGGTAATTATGTACATCTTCGTCCATCCCTTCGTTGAAGTCAAGATATAAAGCTGTAGTAACAGTTTTAACTTCGCACATGTCTTCAAACTCTATTGGTTCTTTACTAAATAAAGTCTTAAATACATATGGATGCTGAAACTCTTTTCCTACAGCCACCCAGTCTCCAGTAGATTTCCTCGCAATATATACAGCGTCGTTCACTAAACAAAACCGATCATAAGTTGCCTCATGTTCGAAAGTATAACCATACTCCTTACCAAACTTGATTACAAAATTTATAATCTTCTTTGTAGCTTTTGGTATTTTTATACTATCAGTCTTAATGTGAGCGACTTGATAGCCCTGCTCTTGTACTGCATGCTTTAAATCTATCATAAATAAAGCACCACGTTTTGCTACAATATTATCAACATTCCTAGAATCTCTAAACTTATTAGAGAAACTAGCAGAGGTTAATCCGTATACAATATTGATTACGATTTTAAGAGCATATGCTAAGTCTTCGCGACTACTTCGTAGTTCACTGTCGCCTTTCTTAAGATGTTCTTCAAATATCCCTCCGAATCTTTTTCCGGCACTGTCGACATCTCCATGCTTAATATCCAATCTTGCTTTGATAAGTTCTTCATAAATATCAGTATATGGGCCGAACATTTTAAGAAGAACAATAGAACTCGGATGCATGCTTGCAATATCAAGTAACGCAACTTTTTCATAACACCCAGGCTCTGCATAAACGTAACCTCCTTCACCGGGATCTTCTCCACGGTAACTACTTTTACCAGCATCGAATGTATAGCCAGGAAACTGTTCACTAAGATCAGTATAGATAAACTGTTCTTGAGGATTTCTATCGTTCCCAAATATAATCTTTGCTGTGTGTGCTTGGGTTGAATGATTTACAGTCAACCCACTTAGATCTGCCAAAATTTGTCTAGCTATAAAATCCTGTTTACGAGCATGAAAAACAGCTTCTGTAGATATAACATCATTATCGCAATACTCTATAGCTAAAGGCCAAAGTTCTTCAGCAATTGGTTCATCAAAAGGTATACCTAATTCCTGGTGATGAATCCCCAATTCCAATTGAAACTTTTTCAAACTTTGTTTCTTAGTGCTGAAGTCGTAGACGTCAGCATATGACAAATTATACGCCTCAGTAAATAAGGCTCGCTTATAACCATCAATAATCCGACTACTTACATCATAAATCATATCATTATCATACCCCAAATATCGAGCGTACAATATATGATTATCATATCGACGGTTATTAAAGCCTACTAACTTAAGCTTGAGTAATCCTTCCACATCTTGTGGTGTTGGATTAATCATGTGAACACATTCATTCTCTTCGCCTTCGTACTTCCAGTTTACGATGAAGAGATTAGGAAAAACCTCAACGTCAAAGAACGCAATTCGTTCATCTTGATAGACTCCTATATCTTCGCTTGTTTCCTCAGAATTAAACTTCATCTTACTGACAAGCTTAACACAGTACTGAGATTGGTGCGTACTATTTGCTGCGAAGCTAAGAACTCTGGGTCGCAAATCTCTAACGTCATATGGTTTTCCTGAATTATAGGCATCATCTAGAATCTTATAAATAAAGTCAACACTAGGTTTTGTGCCTGGATGTATTTCTTTATTTAGATTACGTATAATCAAATCCCTAATACCTTTTTCAGACTGAACAACCTCAAAGTTAATCATCTTCTTTTCTTTCAAAGGTAAACCGGTTTTAATAGTTGCTATGGGGTTACTATTACATTTGCTAAGTTTTCTTCGCAATGCTGAGTTTCCCTTTAAAACCTTAACCTCTATTCCTTCCGCATATAGCGCACTAAGTCTTTCTGGATCACCATCATATATGTAATGTAAATGTATTCCACACTGAGATTTGCTAAATTCAGCATAAGTTGGAGGCCATTTACTGGCTTCTTCAATATTCAGTTCTGCTGATTTCTTTCCTTTATCGTCTCGAATATCAAAGTCTATTACAATATGATTAAGAGGAACTTGCACATAATGCAACTTACTAGTATCTAAATCACTCAAGGTTGTAGATACTTTGTCCCATGGAGAAGCTGGAGTTTCATATTTTTCTGTGGCATACTGAGCTTTGTACCCAGCAGCAACCTCATCAAATATAGATTTAGTATCATCTAAGGACAACCAGCCAGGAGGCGGTTCTTCTTGTTGTTCGGCTTTATCTTTAAATTTATCTACGATAAAACCCGAATAATAACTCCTTATCTGTTTATTATCTATCCTAGTTACAGGAAGAAACTCTCTAAAGTAATTCTTAAGCTCATCACGAAACTTATAACGTGGTAACTTAAAATCAATAAGAGATTCCTCGCAGAATTCTTTATACATAGTCCAAGCTTGAGTAAGCGAAACACCATCTTGTTGTAAAAACGTATAGTAGTTTGTTTCGACAAAGTTAAAGAATATGTCTGTTTGAAATATCATACTTAATGGTCTATAGGTAGAATAATAGTTCTTCCCCATTTCCCTGTAGATTTTAAGACACTTGTCAGCTATTGCTCCTAACTCAAAGTCAATTCTTGACATTAAGCTATGATATTGATTTATTGGAATTTTCTTACCACTAGGAGTTACATCTATCAATCTGCGAATAATTCCTGATTTAGCGTCGCTGATTCTCACAGGTTTGTTCGTTGCCATAAATAAGAAACAATTAACTCTAGCCGTATAGCTAGGTTTATATTTCTCATTCATAGTCATCTCTTCATGAGATACAATCGAATTCAACTTAGTGTTATCCTCAATCCTTGATAGATCTCCATCGTGTTGTATAGCTACAAGCGGATTATTACGGAACACTTCTGTAGAGAAAACATTAGCGTTTGACGTCAATGCTTTAGCTTCAAATGTGGTGTAATATCCAACGAAAAGTTTTTGCAATATGTTTAAGAATGTACTCTTACCACTTCCACCTTCACCATAAAGGACAATAAACTTCTGAATATCTTTACCTTCACCAGCAACTATTGATCCTATAGCCCATTCGAGCTTTCGGCGTTGCTCTGGCAAATATATAGTTTTCATCAGCTTATCGTAAGCCTCAGTTTCTCCAGGTTCTAGAGAATATGGTAATCTTCGACTAACATAGTCCGTCTTTTTGACAGGTGTATTTAGAAAAGTAAGATTCTCATCTAATTGATGCGCATTGTCTGAAATATGGGCAAGATATGTTCTGTACTTACTCCAGGCATTTGTTGAGAAATCGCTCATAAACTTGACATGAATTACACCATCTGTCCTTCTCAAGATTTTTGCACGCTCTTCCATTAGCTCATTATCAACTAATCTCTGAACGTCATACTCGTCCGTAGACCAAAGACCCTTTTCAGCATCCCATATAGCATAAAACGATTTCCCCCTAACCATCAAATCCTTAGACCTTGTTACCTTAAAGTCAGGATAGATTTCTATGGTACCATTCCTGGTTGACCTTTGCTTGATTTGGTAAAAATCCATCCAGGTCTCCTTTCAACGTGTTACACTTTTGCTTAAATTTTAAAACTTTTAAAATATATGATTTTTTTCTATAACTAAGGTAGGGTGAAAAAGTGCAAAAGTGTCACAAAATCTCGCAAAATCGCTTAGGTTTACGAAAAACACCCTTAGAAGGCAAAATCGCCTGTTACACTTTCGTTTCAAAAGTGTCACAATGTTACACTTTTTTGTCACACTTTTCACCCTACTTAGCTACAGAGAGAAAAACACCAAAGCAAAAGTGTCACAAATGTTACACTTTTACTCGTCTAAATTCCACCCTTCTTCGACATAAATATCCTGTGCTTCAAGGTTATGAGGAGTTGGTTCGGGAGGTTTTACACCTGCAAATACCTCAAACGCTACGCATGTTGAATTCGGATCTCCACCCTTTTTGTTAGCGTAATACCAGTTCGCCATATTGGCATCATTACGATAACCTGCAGGAAGTTCGATGGTTTCTACTTCCTTTCCGGCCATTGTTTCTACAGTTTCGCCAGCCGGGATTACTACATATTGTCGTACATTTGATTCAGTCATCTTCTAATATCTCCTTTGTGATATATTCTTGCATCTGATACCAAATTTCCACTTCTCTTTGATCTCTTTCTGTATCATTCAAGGGAAATATTCCACCTATACCTTCTGGAGAATACTTCCTATTCAAGAATTTTGAAATTTTTATACGATTTGTGGGGGAATTCGGCAATAATTTTAAATTTTCTATCAATTCCCAAAAATATTCTGGTGTCTGACTCTCTTCTACATCCGGATCGAATAGAATAAAGTCCATTCTCTGGGCAATAGCTACTAATACTTCTAAGACGTTAGAAAAACTGATAAGACTTGTATCGGATAGTAGATGTTCATCTAAAAATTCATCTCTCAGATCGAATCCATCATTACCTCTATTGTCATCGTTAGCTACTGAAAAGAAAAAAGGAGTTTCATAAAGCTCTCTTAGAGTTTCAATCCACTCCTCTTTACAATTCACTTTAGCGCATAACCAGAGAAAATATTCTTCCTCCGGACTATTCCGGTTCCTCTGATGTGACTTCTCCGGTCTCATCATCTACCTTATCGACTTTCGGTTTGGGTGTAGCAGCCCTGCGCGCTCGCTTTGATTTGGTAGTTTTCGGGGGATCAGGTGGCAATTCTGGTTCAGGTTCATCGCCTAGAATTAATTCCTGATAACTACCGTGAACAGCAGTTACTTCATATGCCACAGTAAGGCTGTGATTGAGAATATAGACAATATCCGGATCTTGTCCATCCATTATCCCAAACTGATATGGTAAATCTTCTCCCACCAATTCTGCAGGATTGATGACCATTTCTCCGTTAACATCGGTAAATACGCCATCTTCGTCATAGAATGTTAATTCGATAACGTGGTATCTAGTTTCAGCAAAGCCGTCTTCTCCGACTATCTGAATCTTTTCAACCTTATCATCGTCCTTATACTTACTAGCCAATTCTGCTAAACTCCCTTTATCTGCCGCATAATTAATAATTCTTCGTGCACCTACTGGAGGTTCTTTTTCTTGGTTTTCTTTGAGAACAACGATACCGTCATCCTCTTCAGGAAACCACTTATTTAATTCGTCTACAACTACTGATTCATCGTTAACTTCGAATCTCGAATTATAAATCTTGGTAGCGATAAAATCTCCTACCAAATATCCAACTAATCCTCCAGCTGCCGCCCCTAATACAATATAAACTACTTTAGTTTTGTCCATTTACTAGCTCTCCTTTCCTAGGATTTCTATCGTAGAGACCATTGTCATAAATATACTCTTCAGGATCGCAGGTCTCTAATATATAATCTTTCCCGAAGATTATCGCATCAAGTCAGATAAGATCCCAAATAATCCCATCAACGTTGAAATCCAACAAAATGCCTTCGTTTGTATATCGATTAATAAACTTCTTATTCACAGGATCAAATATCCCAAAGTCAACGAAGCTATCACCATGCCCTTCAACCCATCCAACAAGGGCACCTTCTTTAGATCTTGGAATGCCCAGTACATCATAAACTTCATTCAAGAATAAATGTCCATTTAGATGAAGCATATCATTCATGAAGTTCTGCTGGGCACTCAAAAAATAATGATTTAGGGATTGATCGTTTCGCCATTGCACGCTGTGATTATCGAACCAACGCGCATATATGGATCCAACTTCTAGATCTTCAATTTCACCTGGGAGATCTGCTTGTTCCTCATGAGGCTTAAATTCTTTCTTGCCTTTCGTCTCTACAATCGACAAATCTTTGTCAGACTTCTTCAAATATCGGAAATAGTGATCCGTCTCTGGACCAAGCTCGTCAATAACGCGCTGACGATATTTCTTGAAACCTTCGTCAACCAATTTATATGCGCCAAGTACTCCGACATATCGCTTATTGAGGATCCGGTTCGAACCAGCAAACATTCCAATGCTCATAGCCAACAAAACTACTGCTGGACCATACACCTTTGCCATACCCATGACCATCTCAACCGCAGCCATAGTTTGGAATTGTGCGAAATCTTTCTCCTCTTCTTCAGTTGGACTCCAGTTTTGAGCCCGCGATAATTGTTCCGTTGTAAATTTATAATTTTTCCAAACCCTTGGACCATCTGCCCAAGACGCTTTGGCTGCCCAGGCAACAGCACCTACAGCACAGACAATACCACCAGCCATTAATAACTCTGGTGAATGCTTCTGGGCTAGGAGTTTTGCCCTGGCTAATTTAATACCTTTGATTTTCATCGTTTCTCCTTTCAATCTAACACTTCTGTACGAGGGAGTACTAATACATATCCCTCACGAACACGTTCAACTTTCGATGGGGCAAGATTATACCAACCGTATTTGTTATCTGCCCAATCACTATTTATTCCTGCCAAATCGTAGAAGTCTGCCACAGTTGCGACTTCATAGTTTTCAATACACTCTACTAATTGGCTCAAAACTTCATCGGCTTCCCCATGTGTCTCGAATACTATGTCATCGAATTTAGATTTAGCCCTTTGTCTCGAAGTTCTTGTACGACGCTTATCATCATATATACTATTATAGCGTACATATGATCTTCCGCGATCTCTTCGAATATGGCGTCGATCTGGTTCCCCATACAATAGCATTTCGATCCCATTTGAAATTATATCGGAAATTGTGCTCTTAGCCGCTGGAATAATAACATCCCAGAGCACATAATTACCAACACTTCGGGCATTTTCACCAAATATCCTTCCAAGAATAGATTCTCTTTTCTTGATTACTCTGCCCTGCGCAACTGCTTTTTTCTTTTGAGGAGTACCCCTTGATTTGGAGTTACTGGGATACTCCTCTCTGTTAATTCGTGTCATATTAACTCCTACTTAGCTGATGTTACTAACTTACAATGAGGATATAACTTCGCTTTATAGATTAACTCAGCTAATAACCACTGCGCCTTCTCTATTAACGCGTTTTCCATAAGTTCCTTGCCAGCCCCATTTAAACCGACCATACAGTCTAGATCTTGAAGAATATTACTCTTGTAATCGTTCTTACAAATATGCAGGTCGACAAGGGCGGCAACAAACTGGGGAGCCAACTCCATTAGCGAAACGTTACAACGCTTATAAAAAATCTCATACAACCCGGAAGAAACCCACAGGTTCTCCAGGTCATGCCAAAATAAGTACTCGAACATACGAGCTTTATAGCCAACATTTCCAGTACTTACATCCCCTACAATCCAGATCGTAATACCTTCGTGCATCATTCTCTCCTTTCAAGAGATTAATATGGCCAGAATGTATAATCTTCAAATCCTACATCTCTAGCAAATCTTACTTTCTCATCAGACTTAAATCTTAAACTTCCATTTGGATTAAACCCTGCAGGTTTATAACGATTTATAGTTACTAAACCGTCTATAACGTCCATGACGTATACATAATCTTGGGATGCAAACTCATCAATTTCCATTCCCCCAACGACTCCCATAAAACCCTCGGGATATGCAGGATAAATCCAAACATCGCTCATAGGAACTACCATTATATCTTCCAAAATCTTGAGTATGAAAGATATTTCGCTTCTGTAACGTAACTGATTAACTTCATGTAGCTTTCGTGCTTCTTCTAAAGTTGCTCTAAGTTTCCGTCCCATATATACTTCGCTCCGTTAGGACTATTGCATCATCTATAACTTCAGAATCTGCACAATATTGCGAATAAAATGCATACATGTCCGCCCTATCCATGTTTGGAGTTACTCCCGCTGCGTGTTCTTCAACTAATTGTTCTGCTTGAGCCTTTGTTGACACTTTTTCCTCCATTTGGGGTCTAATATTCGTGTTTACATTATGACAATGTACGCATACCCATCCACGTAATTGCTCTACATATTGGTGCCCTGTACGATCCATACAAGGCTTACACCAACACCACATATAACTCATACACACCTCCGAAAAAAGAAAGGCGCTGTTAAGCGCCTAACTTTTAACCTTAGGATTCTATTTCTGGATAGAATTTGTCGGATACTTTACCGCTTACAAACTCTGCACTGCCGGTAGCAATCACTGCTATCATAATAGCTACCCACAAATATATTAAAACTTCCTGAATGCTTGCCTGCTCTTCAGGTTCTTTTACTAAATTTGGGTTAACTTTTCTGATTACAATTGATATTGCCTTAGCAACTGCAAAGCCTGTCACGACTTCAGTTCCTTTAACTAAAACTATCTTTCCGATGTTCATTTCGTCTCCTTTCAAATATAGGTTCTATTATAACCTATGTTTTTCTCGCGAGAACCAAAACGACACCAGCTTTCCGGAAAATATAGATCTGCGCAAGACCGATTACCGCGCCAGTAACAAGCACCGTCTTGCCTAGGGGAACCGGCGTACTTACCAGCTCCCTAACTGTATCCTTGGCCTTTTTGGAAACCTCCTCAAGACCAGTTATTTTAATTCCAATAGCCATCTCAAAACCACCTATCTATTACTTTATCTAATATCTTAAGCACTATCACGGCAAATATGATCCCTATAGTCATCGTAGGAATCACTAATAATATAGCAATTGTCCAAGACTGCAATATCTCAGCCATGATACCAGCCGAATTGGACCAGATACGCATTGACCTGGATCAGAAATATAAGCAGCAAGATAATAAGAACTATAAGTCCTATTATCTCACGTTGTGTCAGAGGCTTCCACCTAGCCTTCATCTAAAACTCCTTTCAAGAAAAAATAAGGTGCCATGTTTCCATGACACCATTGCCCAATATTACTCGACTTTTTCTGCCTCTTCGGCTAAGTCGCTCGCCAATTCGGCGAAGTCAAAAGCATCTTGGTTCTTCAGTATAACTGCTAACAGGATTCCTCCTGCAGCAATTCCGCTGACAACCGCAATCTTCTTAACAACATCCGGATTGGTTTCAACAAACGTCTTTAGCTTATCAAACATTTTAATCTCCTTTCTTAATATATGGGTTTCTATTATACCAGTGGTTTTTCCCGCGATTAAAGATACTTTGGCTGAACAGAATATGACAAAACTACACAAGGTTCATTATTTGTGGCTAACTTAGTAGTATACACGATCTCTAAAAGACCGTTATCGACATCCCAACCCATGTTTCTACCACTTTCTATAGGTTCTAATTCCCATAGATCATACAAGTCGTTTATCGGTTTGTACATATCTATTAATAGTTCGCGGTTAAACTCATTAACTGATTGCTTAATCTTCTCTATAGTCGACTTGAAATATCGACCTGAGAACTCATCATATATCAAATGATCCCCATCTCCAGTTATTATTACTGTCTTGCCTTCTATAGGATCATTGTCTAATTTCTTCTGAACAATGGCCTCTTCAATTTTGGAAGCCTTATTCTTGCCAACTATCTCCACAATTTTTTCCTGATAATCCCTCACACTTGTCTCCGCAATAGAATATAAAGCCGCTAACGCGGCGGTTCGTCTTGCAGAAACACGATTTGCACCTATGATACAGCCTATAGTTAAGAGTCCAGATAAGGCTGTAGGAACATAATAAGGATATACCAGTTTAACGACCTCTAACGGGTTTAATTTGACATAGAAGGTATCAGACTCCGTTAGTCTGTCGTTTTCCTCTTTAGACAGCTCAGAATATGCCTTAGGTGTGGCTTCTATTGCTAGTAGTACAGTCGCGATCAACCCAGAAACGCCTAATATAGTCAAAATATTAGGACTTTCCTTCTGGATCTGTCGCAGCGTGTTTCTTGCTATTTCGTGCATTTTCTCTCCTTTCAAAATAATCCGTTCTAATCCGTTCAATATCTTTTAGTAGTTTCTTAATGTCGCCCATTGGTATTTTACGAGACCTTAAGAAAAATATTAACTTGACTTCTTGAAAACCGTATACAACATCTTTCGTTTCCATTATTGAGCTTTTCCCCTCAACCACTGAATTATGTTAACCAGAGCAAAAATACCCCAAGCCCCTAAACATATGGCGCCGCCAATTACCTTTATAGAAAAGTAAACCTGCATCCAATTTATATCCATTTCATTCTCCTTTCAAGAATATAGCCAAGTCCCTCAAACATAGGCCATATGCGAGGGACCTGGTCTTCGACCGGTATTGCGTTATGGTTTCACATAGCACACCTCCGGATTGGTTTCTCCAAAATTCCTTCCGGGGAAATTTTTACTTTTGAATTGTATTATATTGGGAAGTAGGAACGTTTTCTTCTGCTTCCTTCCATGAACTATATGGTCCACCAAATTCTGTCCATGAACCATTTCCAAATAAAGGATCTTGACCCTCAAAACAAGACACTATTTGATAATCATCATCCTTTTTCAAAATATACCAAGCCCTTTCAAAATCTTTATCAAAACCGCCAACACCGTACATCATTATCTCCTTTCAAATAGGTTGAGAAAAAATAATAGAGACTAGAATCAAATCGGGGGTCAGGATTTCTCTTAATGGGTGTCTTCCCATCACCTGCCAAAAGATTCTCTTTTCTAGTCTCTATTATACCAATGGTTTTTCACGCGAAGAAAAAAAAGAAGAAGTATCCAACTTCTCCTTTTAAATATATCTATTTCCAAACTACTTTCCCGGTGTCAACCACGTTACCATCAAAATCCTGCTTGCATACGTGGTATTTTCGCTTTCCATAGTGAAGCAATTGTTCAGCTTTACGCGGGCAATCCTTGACGATGCTTACTGCACCATCAACAATTTGATCCGCATGACTCTGGCAATATGCTACAGCTACGGTTACTAATAATAACCCCGCAATAGCCTTGGGGTTGCTGGTATTGGTATATAAACTCTGGAATTTCATCGTAATCTCTCCTTTTAGATAATATTCTGGTTTCTATTATACCACATGTTTTTCACGCGAGAAAAAAAGAGAAGGCGTGCTTTTAACACGCCAACTCTTTTGGAGGATTACCGTCTGGATTTCCAAACAAACCCGACGGCCTTGCTGGTCAAAACATTGAATCTCTCGAAATATAGAAGTCCGGCCATTTGTAGCAAAGTTATTACGCCGGTAGCAACAACATTATAGTCTATCAGATTCATTCTTTCTGCATCTTTTAGAACTCTTAATGTTTGTGCTGCGCGACCATACTCTTCGCCTCCACGGTCCATCTTACTCATTTCAATTAACAACATTTCGATCTCATCGCCAATCTTATATCTGTCTTTCTTTTTCCAAAACATAGTAATCTCCTTTCATTATAGCAATGAATTTTTACGCGAAAGGAAATTAACCATTATAAAATTTATTAAACTGCTTTGTACTTACACCCAACATAAGACCCATAAAGGTAGTAATTGCGGCAATAGTACCAACAACTTCCTCGCCATATGGGAAATTCCAGAGTTGTCCCAGAGTGAAATATAACGTTCCAAGAGCTGGGAGCAACAGCAAAGTTATCCACTTCATCCATTCATAGTTTGTAGAGGGCATAGCTAATGAAGAAAACTTGACAAACTTCTCTTCCTTATTGACAGGATCACCACCATAAGTAGCATTACTTAATCCTAATATAGCGCCAAGAAATACATCCAGGGCAACGATCGTTGCTACAACCTGTTCAGTATAAGGCAACCCCCAAATACCTCCAACCGCAAAATATAACGTAGCCAATCCAGGTAACACAAATTGCGCTACCTTTTTCAAGGCGTCGTACAGTCCATCACTGATCTGAAACATTTGTATCTCCTTTATATAGTGGAATATTTCTTATCGGAAGTTTATCTACTTCCACCATTAATCGGTTCGCTGAACCGTTACCCCCCAATTCTATATATGGGGTATATAGAAACTTGAACAGATTTTCATATTCATCTTGAGTAACCCAACCACGTTCAATATATTCTATAGACAAACATATAATCCTATCATGGGCGAGACCTATTAATAAACGCCTACTCAAACTAGAAGTCTGTCTGGTCTTATCTAAAAACAACCAGAAACCAGAAGATGCTAGCAAGGCGGTTATTATAGGAATGATAATATTTATGTATTTTAAATGGGCATCTAGCAATTCCATGAAACCTCCTTGATTAACTATCCGCAGTATATTCGAACGCTATCCCAGCTATAGTATAAGGAACGTCGTAATTATCGTATACGTCAGTCCCCTTTCTATAAAGCTGAAAAATACAATGATCCCCCGCAGAAACAGTCCAAGATCCAAGACTGAATTCTATAAGATAGCGATGATTCGCTGCATATACGCTTTGCTCAACTCGATGGCTTGTAAAGGATATAACATCTAAATCTGTTCCTACAGGCACGTCTATTGTTTGAAGATCCCAAACAACTGTTCCCGTTGCTGCAGTGAAAGCAAACGGATAAATCTTAACCGTAAATCCAGAAACAAAATCTGCAGGAAGAGGAAATTGCGCCGCAACCCACTGATCAACGTCTTCATCAAAATCAATATGAGCACCTTTAAGTAATAAAGGAGATGCACCATAAAGATAAAGACTACCGAGATCGAACCATATACGTCTTGTTCTATTTGGAATTTTATCCGTGGTTACAGCGTTTGCCGCTATCTTAGCTGTTGATACTGCAAGAGAACCAATCTTGTTAACTGTAACAGCACCGTCGGCTATTTTTGTCTCTACAATTGCACTATTTGATATGCCTGTTGAACCGATGTTTCCGCCTTGTCCTGCAGTATGATCATGATCAGCAAAGTTACCAGATACTGGACCTGTCACATATGGACAGTCTACAGTTCCCATCTTGTTGGTAATGTTTGCGTCAGATATAGATGTAACCCCAGCACCTACATAAATATGTGCAAGTGGATACTGCCAAACATCACCAGATTGAGTTAAGGTAGGAGGAACTGGAGATGATGCTGGAGTACCAGTTACAATATCAATCTTGTTCGCCCTAACCCCACTACCAAGATTAATTTCTAAATATACAATATCGATTCTGGGCAAAAGAGGATCTGCTGTAGGAACAGTATCACTTAGGTTCGAGTCGTTTAAACTCCAAGTAGATTTAAACCAAGCTCTACCCGACTTTATAAGAATATTCATTCCCGAATCTTCAACGACTTCAAAGTGATCGCCATAATCTTCATACACTCCATCATAAATAAGACCATCAAATAACTGGCCAAATTGTCTTGCAGTGTATAGTCTGTCTGACGAAACAGAGTCGTAAAACCCATAAGTAAACGTCATAGCAACTCCTTATTAAACAGTTTGAAATGTCGGATAAGCTTTAATACCTTCCGCATTCTGAGAATATATCATTTCGATAACTCTAGATTTAGTTTGATGACCGTATTTATCAGCTATTTGTAAAATATCTCCCATAGAAAATTCATCTCCGTAGTTATACATAGTAGTATCAACTTCTCCGTCAAAGTCTTGCACGTAAATATTCTTAGCAAGTTCTTCAACACCCTTTCCTGTTAATTGATCTATGTATTCAGCTTCAGTCAATTCTCCATCGGGAGAATTTCTATTTATGTTTGCTTCAAAATACATCTCTTTCCTTGCTAATCCAGTCTTTGATCCGCCTGGAGCAGCAACTTCTACAGTTGTTCTAGTGTTTCCTACTCCTTCTTCTCCCGCGACAAGGACCACTGTCTTTTCAAATTTAGAACTTTCAACATAATTAGAACTAATCAAATTATCTAAGTCAGCGGTAAAAGCTACAGAAGGATTTGTAGATTGATCATAACTCCTATCTACACCAGCATAGAGTTTAAACTCAAACTGATTAGTTGAATATAAAGGAAAAACTCTAAAGCCTATTCCGTTTGCTTCACAAAGATTTGCTATAGCAGTATATATGTATTCACCAACAAACTGAGTGTCTACAGTTAAAGCAGTAACTAATGGATCTGTAGAAGTAGAAGTTATAAAATTAGATATGTCTCTATCAGTATCGGTAGGATTTATTATAGATTCATCTAAAAGTCTAGATATAATCTGAGTTTGAAGATTTCCACTCAAAGCTGTTCCATCCCAGACTATACGCCTATCAAGAATAGACTCTAAAGATCTTCCTTGTATAACTAGCAAATCGCCATCTTCTTGATCATACTCGATTGCTGCTGTTTCCAGAACCATTATATGAGGAGATTCTTTTATTCTAAAATATGAAGTTCCTGCCAATATTGTTAGTATCTCTATAGTCGGTGCACAGGTAAGGTCCAAATCCCCACAAGACCAATATCTATCAGTCCATATGAGGGAATCAAAAGTATCTAAAACCCATATATCTTCTAAATCCGAATTCAAAAAATATATCTCCATACTTAAACTCCCTCATATGCTATATTATTAGTTATTATAAACTCTAAATTTGTAAGACCTGAAGTTGCTGTATATGCATAAGCATTATCTCCTTTTTCCAGCTGAAACCAGGTTGGGTCTGTTCCTAAAGCATTTAGAATGTTATAGGTTGTACTTCCTCTAACCGCAATAGCAAATTTATTTCCAATAACTGTAGATATATAAATATCATCACCAAGAGAAATTCCTGATCCAACAATAGCAGAATACTTAGTATCGTTTATAGATATAGTTTCTAGTGTAAATGAATCAGTTATAGTCACACCGGTAGCACTTCCTATAGCATGAATATGCATAAGAAAGCCTATAGGAGAATCACCATCATAGTATACCACTTTTTCTGTATCTAAATTTATTTCACTAAGCTCTAGCAAAGGGGCAACTAAAGATTCGTTAGAAAATGGAAATTCGAACAACGGACTTATAGAACCGAAAGGATTAATAGATGGCTCAATATCAAATAAATATGCTTCAGGACAGAGCAAAGAAATAACACAACCTGCTTCTTCGCTAAACACGTCGGCTTCATTAGATTCTACATAACCTTCTATATAAGCATCTCTATGATCACTTATAAATTCAATTCTAACATTTTTCTTTATTGGAAAATATCTGAATGAATCTATTCGTGATTGTTCTGTATCTAGACCAAAATATCCAAGACTTATAACTATGTTTCTATGATTAGCTCTTGCTGAATTATAAATTGCACCATCAGTTCCAGCTCTCTTAGTTAAAGATACATTTGCTTTACTTGGACCAAGACCTTCAATATGGCGAACTGAGAACCCTGACGATGCAGGGTTCCTCAGCTCTAATACCAAAGTTTCATTTGCTGGATTAGTAACGCGTATAGTATTTATCATGACCTTACCAATCCTTTCACAGTTAGTAATTGATTCTTTGTCTGTCTATAAATTTCAAAACGAGACAAAGCTTTAGGTGAATAGTTGTTTTGCACCAATGATATACCTGCAGGTTGAGCAATGATGTTTCCATTAGCATCAACTGTCGTATTCATTCCACTAGCAACATTACCAGATATAGCCAAAGCAGGCATAAGTGTTGATTTACCAAGAATATCATCTATTAACTTACTACTAGATTTAACCTCGGATAAATCAACTACAGGTCTTATCACTGGATCTAAAGTCATATCTCCGGATAAACCGCTTGCTACAGAAGATATAGCACTGCTCACACTATTTAATGCAGACTCGCCAAGTTCTTCAGAAGCATTTGTCACTTTATTAGCCATTCTTTCTATTCCAATAGCCATACCTTCTGGAATAGTGTAGCCTAATTCCATGAATCTCTTCGATGGAGATTGAGACAACAACCAGTCTTTGGTTGCTTTCCATGCATCCTTTGCCAACTTGATCAAAGCTGCGGTAATCTTCCAAGCTAAGTCTTTTATGCCCTGTGCAAGCCCATCAACTATTGCTCCAGCCAATCGAATAACAGCGTCAATAGCAGGTTGCATATTATTATCGATACCATCTGCCATACCATCAATAAAGGCTATCGCTAAATCCCAGCCCGCTTGAATAATGTCTGGCAAATTATCCGCTACTGCACCAAGAAATTCAACCACAATCTCAGTCACAACGGTTACGACTTCTGCAATATTATCCCTGATACCTTCTAGGAATGCTATTAAAATATCGAAACCTGCCTGAATGAAATCGGGCATCTTTGCTGCAATCTCTTGTAGCAGTGTAACTAATAGAAGGACTACAGCAGCTATGAAGTCTGGAGTAACATCAACTATAAGCTGTATTAATCCTAACAACAATATCGTTAGTGCCTCTAATAGTTTCGGTGTAACATCAATAATAATTTGTAGCACACCCAACAATAATTCTGTTATAGCTTTAGCTACTACAGGTGTTGCTTTGATTATACCCTGGGCAAATATAATTATTGCGTCAATGAGAGTATTGATTATTAAAGGAACAAGACCTAATATAGTTGAAACCATACCAACTATTACTACTGCAGCGGCCATACCTGATGCCGCTAAAGCAGATAAACCTAAAGAGAAGGCTAATAGACCTGCACCAATAAGAGCAGTACCCACACCTATCAATAACATAGATGTCCCAAGACCTAGTAAAGTTGGAACCAAAGGCGTTAAAGCTACACCAGCAATGCCAAGTAAAAGAAATACCCCAGCGAGAGCTAGTAAAGCTATACCTATTTCGGTTAAAGCCATAGATCCAAGTTGTTGTAGAACGAAAGTCAAAGCTAGTAAAGATACAGATGCTATAAGTAAAGCTGCACTTCCTGCTAAAGTTCCAGTCATAGCATATAAAGCTATAGCTAATATGCCAAGAGAACCAGCTAGAACAAGAAGTCCTTTACCTATTTCTTCCCAAGTCATTCCACTCATTGTCTCTAAAGCTTTGGACATTATTACTAGAGCAGCTGCTACACCAATTAAAGCTATACTTTGAAGTAACATATTCTTAGGCATAGCCCGCATAGCTACAGCGATAATAAGTAAAGCGCCACCCATTCCAACTAAACCCTTAGCAAGTTCTTCCCAAGACAAATTAGCTAATCTAGTTATCACCTCTACAAACATAAGCATAGCAAGACTTAGAATAGTCATACCTACAGATATAGCTATCATTCCCTTACCATCACCACTTAGTCTTGTAAAGATTGCTATCTCAGCTAATATAGCACCCATAGCTATTAGACCTTGCTGGAGTTTACCTACATCCATGTTGCCGAATTTCTCAACAACAGAAGATAAAACTAATATCCCAGCAGCTAAAACTAAGAGTCCTATACCGCTGGTAACACCCATCTTGTCAAGGTTAGCAAGCTTCATAAAAGCAGCTATCTCTGCAAGCATTACCCCAACTCCTATCAAACCGTTAGTTAATTGTTCAGGCTTTAATGCCCCCAACCTCTTAACAACCTCAGTTAGGATTAACAAAGACCCTGCAAATATAACTAGCCCTAATGAACCACTTATCATACCTTTGGTGCTACCACCAGACATTAACTTGCTAAATATAGCCATACCAGCAGCTAGTGCTAATATAGTTCCAAGAGCATCGCTCATAGCCTGTCTATCTATTTCTGCTAATCGTGATAAAGCTACAGACATTATTAATATAGCACCAGCCATAAGAACTAATCCGGCACTTTGCATAACTCCGCTACTACCAAGTTTTCCATAAGCTGCCTGAGCACCCATCAGTTCAACAAATAAAGCAGTTATCGCACCCAAAGCAAGTGTAAGCTTCTTTGAATCTATCATCGATAAAGCAACTAAAGATATAGTTAATATGCCTATTGCCGCTGCTATTAGTAATAGAGTCTTAGCTTTTAGGTTCTGTTGATAAGCCTCCAAAGATCCTCTAACACCGTCTAGAATCTCAGAGATTCCACCAAATATACCACTAGCTTCATTTATAAACCCAGATCCAGAGGTTATGAATTGACGAATAGCTAAAAGAATAGCGCCTATTAAACCTGTATTGATAGTGTCAAAAGCAGCATTAATATCCAAATTAGCAAGCCCATCGACAATAGCTGCAGCAATCTTACCTACAAACTCACCAATGGATCCAGCTAATTTAAATAAACTTGGAGCTAGTTTCTGACCTATCTTAATTAGTCCACCAAATATAGCCCCAACCCCTTTTAACAAAGTCTCAAAAGGTTTAAATCGTACTTGAAATTTGTCGAAAAATGATTCTATACCTGAAGTATCCACATTAGCAAATAACTCAGTAAACCATTTCGATGCAATCTCAAATTGCGCCTTTACTTCATCGCCAAATTCTTTTACTTTACCTCTAACCAACTCTATAGTTTCTCTTATTCGATCAATAGCTACATTAAATAAGTCTCCTTCTTTAATTGCATCTCTGATCCGAACTATAAAATCTCCAACGTTAGCTAAGAAATCCAAGAGATTACTACTAGCAGGCCCGATTGAGTCAGAGAAACTTGGGAATATACCCATAATAGCTACAAGACCCATTCTAAAGATGTCAAATATAGCAAAGACACCCTTAAAGATTCTCTTAATTTTCTCTGCTGTTTCACCTGTCAAATTTAGTTTCTTAGCAAAGTCGTTGATAGCTGCAGTAATTTTAAGAAGGTCTGCCCCTGTAAATTCTTTAGGAAATATTTCTTTAAAAGCTTCCTTAATAGGAGCTATAATGCTAAGAACTCCGGAGAAAGCATTTCTTATAGCTTCTATAAGATATATGCGTCCTCCCATGTCTTTCCATTCTTGGAGCATCTTGTTTCTTGCATCTGCGGATGCCCCTATCATGGCGCCTAAAGTATCACTAATTTCTGTAAAAACAGCTTTTGCTTCTTCAAAGTCACCTATGATTATCTCCCAACTCTGTGTCCAACCAGATTGTAGAGCTTCTGCTAAGGTGTCTTTCAATTGAGTAAACGTCTTTACTTTTGTAGCAGCATCATTAGCTGTTTGTCCCAGCTTAGTAATAGCTACAATTTGTTCTTCTGTGTACCCAATAGCTGTTAGCTGTTCTGCAGTTAAATCTCCCGTAAACTTCTGCAAAGTCTGTAACAGTACATCACTGGTTAACCAACCTTCAGATAAAGTCTCTCTGAAACTTCCGTGTTGCTCAATCAAGTTGTCTATTGCTATACCATTAACTCTAGCTGTTTCTTTTAACGAATCTTGGAATACTTGACCACCCATACCAGCATTAACAACAGAGTTCCAGTCCATAAGTTTCACTGTACCAGATGATAGAGCTTGAGAAAGCTGATACATCGCAGTACTTGCTTGTTGTGAGGTTGAACCGGAAACCGCGGCCAAGTTAGCAATACCTTTAATAGCTGCTACTGAAGTATCTAGATCTACACCCGCTGCAGTAAATGTACCTATGTTTCTAGTCATTTCTGTGAAATTATAGATAGTCTTATCTGCATAAGTGTTTAATTCGTCTAATGCGTCGCTAACATCTTTTAGTGTTGTTCCCTTAGATTCTGTGTTTGCAAGTACAGTTTGAATAGCATTCATCTGTACTTCGTATTCCTGGAAACCGGTTTTCATGGGCGTCAACACGTTGTTGACCATCTTCTTTCCAAAATCAATAGCTGCATTAGTAAGGCGTTGTAAAACAGTAAAACCTATAGCACCTAATATAGAAAATCTATCCGAAATGTTCTGTACATTTTCGCCAATATTACCAAGATTCAATTTTCTACTAGCACTATCAAGACCTGATAAAGTTCTACTTGCCTCTGTAAAATCTAGACTTTTCTTTAGTTTATCAAGAGATTTTGTACTTTGTTCGACGCCTGTTTCAAATTGTTTGTTGTTGAATTGCATATCAACAACACGATTATCAACAGTAGAACTCATATTTTGGATACCTCCTTCCAGATTTCTTCTGCCATCTTATCAAATATAGGTGCCATAGCAGGATTAACATAATCTCTAGGCGGAACATAACCTCCAGTTCCAGTACCATGACCATATTGTATTAATATAGCTATTGGTGTACCATTAACAACGTTACGATTATACCATTCTACAGATGCACCCACACTTGTCAGCTCTATTTTATAATCCCATGAGCTAGCAGTTAAACCCGTTTCTTGTGGAGTTGCATTTGAAAGAGCCGAAACTCCCGCGGAGCCATATTTTTCCAAAATATTACGAACCTGGATCCGTCGAGCTCTTGTAAAAAATCTTTCTGTGTTGTTGAAATTACCTTTATGTTTAAATGTAATCATACCTTATCCTCTTGTGTTAAGTTGAGCTTTTCTAGCTTCATTAAGTGCATGATTACGCGCATAGATTTCGCTTCTTCTCATCTTTTTCTTTGGTTGATTCTTAATATTACACACATTAATAAGTGTTAATAACCTATTAAGATGCCACTTTTGACATTCAAAAGGTATATTAAGAGCTATCATCCAATAATATATAATCTCTGCCGTGATTACTTCTCTATTGATTACATGTCTTCTATTCTCTGCAAAAGTTGTAGCTGTCATAGGATGAGCAATATAATTACTTACTTGATCTATTACTTCAGAGTTAATGTTTGAATAAACATTAGGGTTGACATTCTGTGTTATAGTCATCATGCGAATATAATCAATAGATTCTTCTTCTGTCTTGTTTTCTGTCGTTAAAAATGGTTTTAACCACTTAGATTCCCATTTCGATAAGGAGACCAAAGAATGTTCTAATTTTAAAACCTGACCCTTTACTACAAAAAATTCACTAGTTTCGTCATTAAATAGCTCACGATCAGGTATTCTTATCGTTAGCATCTTTGGCCTCCTAAATATAACTATTAGTTCTTTTCCACAGGTACTGGTGGCGGATTAGGCATTGGGGGAACGATCCCATTTACAAATTCTATAGCGGCATCAGTTTCTGTTGCTATTTCCATGAAAAGCTCGCTATAGGCTTCTGTCTGGGAAAATTTGGTGCGAACTTCTTCATTCTTAATGAAATATTTACCATCAAGAGATTTCTCACCATAGGATTTAAGTATCAATTCCTTAAACAACTCAACAATAGCTGCTTGATCTATTTCCTGCGTAATCTTAGTGATTAAAGCAGCAAGACCACCATTGATAGAGAGTTCCATCTCAGCAACTTCAGCCTTTGTTAAATTGAAATAAAAATCTTCCTCTCGTTCATTACCATTATAATCCGTGTATTTAATTGTCTTTTTAAGCATTTTTCTCCTTTCAATTACCTTTCTTCTAGGTTAAATATAGCTGATCGATCGTCTTCTCTACCTAAAGCAGTTACTATAGAACAAGTGACAGTGTAAGTTTTGTTTTCTAATCCTCCAGATAACCAAGCTGTAACTACGCCACCAACTTCATAAGAGTCTTCCAACGTAAAATCTGCAGGAAGAATAAAATCAAAAGTTGATATCGTATCACCGTCTAACCAATCAGTCCAATCCCAGGCATAGTCAAGTTTTCCATCTGGATCTTTTTTAAAAGTTTTCATCGTCACCTCGCACGGTTCGGTCTTCGTATTCAATGTCTATAGTTCTATCTTCAGGCTCTACGTAAACGACCCTGTCCTCAAAATATACAAACAAAATTCTATCTATAGGCGTTACTGGTAACTCCAACGCAAGTATAGGCATACCTATTGTTGGTAAATCTGTAACTACGTCTTGACCTGTCAGAATATGAATCTGTCCAAATACTGGCATGTCAATAACAGGAGTGTCAGTAACAACACCCATAGCAGATAGAATATGAGTTTGAGTTATAGCTGGTTGATCGATAGTAGGACTACCAGTTTCGACATTTTGAGAGACTAAAGCGTGAGTCTCCGTCAGAGTCGGTTGATCTATTATCGGGGCACCTGTCTCTACATCAGCACTATTAAGAATATGCGTCTGACCTATAGTAGGAGACTCTAAATCTGGATCTCCAGTTATAACGTCAACGCTATTCAAAATATGCGTTTGTCCCAAACTTGGTTGATCGATTACAGGATTCCCCGTAACAATATCTTGCGCTTCTAAAGCTGGAGTTTCAGCTAAAGACGGCTGATCTATTACAGGTGCGCCAGTTTCTATATCCTGACTTGTTAGAATATGAGTCTGACCTATAGTAGATTGATCTACTACGGGACTACCAGTCTCAACATCTTGAGCAGTCAGAACGTGAGTTTGACCTATAGTTGCTTGGTCAATAGTAGGATTACCTGTAACAATATCCTGTGCTTCAAGTGGTGGTGTTTCAGCAAGAATTGGTTGATCTATAACAGGACTACCTGTCTCTACATCTTGAGAAGTCAAAATATGAGTCTGACCGATAGTAGATTGATCTATTACCGGTGATCCAGTCTCTACATCTTGAGAAGTCAAAACGTGAGTCTGACCTATAGTTGCTTGGTCAATTACAGGGTTCCCTGTAACAATATCTTGCGCTTCTAAACCAGGAGTTTCACTTAGAGTCGGTTGATCGATAGTAGGACTACCAGTCTCTACATCATGAGAAGTCAGAAAATGAGTTTGACCTAT